AGGATCAGATGAGACTAAAAAGAAACATGCAAAGTATGTAGAAGGAGCTGAAGCTGGTATGTTCTATAATACAGTTACTAAGAAACTGTATAATGGAGAAAAGGGAATAGAAGTTATTCCTGTATTTTACAAGATGACATATCCAGAGTGGGCACCCTTTGAAAAAAGAGAAGGCAGACCTGTACATAATGACAGAGGACCTGGAATTATGTCAAAGGTAACTCAAAATGATAGAAACAAAGATATGTTAGATAATGGAAATGAAATTATCAAAACAGCAAATCACTTTGTAATTATTAATGGTGAGAGACCGGAGAAAGCTTTGATGACTATGAAGTCAACACAGCTTAAGGTAAGTAGACAATGGAATTCTTTAATGGAGAATGAATTTGAAAACGATCCTAATACAGGAAAATCTTTACAAGCACCTACTTTTTCTAGAATTTATAAATTAAATTCTGTAGAAAACTCAGGTAGTTTTACTTGGCATGGTTATAATGTGTCTATGATAAGAAAAGTAGACAATGCCGGCCTATATCAAATGGCTAGAGATTTTTATAACTCTTTGAAAAACAGTCAGCAAAAAGCGGCAGCTGTAACTCAAGAGGAATCAAACTACTAATTCTACTCTTATGGAGCAGATAGGAGCGGCAAAGCGAGAGTAGAGCCGCTCCGACCCGGGATCTTTATGGTTGATAAATTTATAGAATTATTTACTGGATACCAAGGCGACTTTGGTATTGCCGACATGTCTTCGGCACAATTAGACATTGACAAAAACAAACTTAAACCAAATTATGAGTGGGCTGGTAGACCAATTACACAAGGTGATTATAAAGATCACATTGAAGGTAAAATATCTATTGGCATACAACCGTGTAGATTAGATAAAACAGTTCAGTTTGGTTGTATTGACATAGACTCAAAAGACTATGCTAGTTTCAAAGTAGAAAACTATTTAGCATTGTTTCAACAATTTAAACTACCACTGATACCACTACTATCTAAAAGCGGAGGACTGCATTGTTATTTGTTTTTAAAAGAACCAATACCAGCTGTTGATCTAATCTCGGCATTGAAATCTTTTCTCTTGCCACTTGGATTAGATCCTGACACAGAGGTTTTTCCAAAACAGAAAGAATTAAAGGAAGATGACAAAGGAGAAATAAAACCAGGAAACTTTATAAACTTACCTTACTATAATAATGGTAGTACAAAAAGATATGCAGTTGATAAAAACAATAACAAATTAGATTTAGAAAAATTTATAGAAGTCGCTAATCAAAGCAAAATTGGTAAACAAGAATTAGAAAAACTAGTAGATGAAACATACAGAAATATATTAATAGGTACAGATCCAGAGTTTGAAGATGGTCCACCTTGTTTAGCTTTGTGTTCAAAAAGAAAATTAGATGATGGTAGAGATAGGTTTATGTATAACTACATGGTCTTTGCTAAAAAGAAATATAAAGATAAATGGCCAGATCAAGTTGCAAAAGCAAACTATAGTTATTTGGAAGACCCGTGGGATAAAACAAAATTAGATTCTAAAATAACTGCATGGAAAAAAGATACTGCAGGTCATACTTGTTATGAAGATCCAATACAAAGTAAATGCATGCGTACACTTTGTTTTTCAAGACCGTTTGGTGTTAAATCAGATAGTATTACAATGTTTCCTGACATTACAGATTTTGAAATTATAATGTATGCAGAACCAGAATATAGATTTAATGTTGTACTACCCGATGGAACTAAAGAAGGTGTTGTTGCAAACCATAGAAGATTAATTACAAAACAAACTGAGTTATTAGATTTGATATGGGAACAAACAGGTATCTATCATGAACCGTTAAAACCAAAAGACTTTAGAGCAAAACTAACAGAACTTAGAAAAGGTTCTACTAAAATATCACCGCCAGCAGGTACACAGATAGAAGATAGATTGAATGAAGAACTATATCAATATTGTGTTAATGGTCCACGTGCAAAAAACAGAATACAAATTAACAGTGGTTCTTGTTTAACAGAAGAAGGTTTTCATTTATTTAGATTTAATTCTTTTATAGATCATTTAGGATCTAGTTGGAAAATACCAGAAGAAAGAATAGCACAGAAACTAAAAGATAAATGTCAAGTTGAGTTTAACCATTCATTAAATGTAGATGGTAAAACAATTAAAGTGTGTAGATTAAAACAATTACACATAGATAAGATAGAATATAAACCAGTTGAAAGAAAAGAGAGTAACTATTAATGAGACATAAAGTAGTAGGTCCACCAGGTACAGGTAAGACAAGAAGATTATTAAACGAGGTACAAAAGTATGTGGACAAAGGCACTCCATTAAATCGTATAGGTTATTTTGCTTTTACTCGTAAAGCAGCAGGTGAAGCAAGAGATAGATTTTTAAAAATAAAAACAGAGCTTACAAAAAAAGATATAAAATATTTTCAAACATTACACTCATTAGCATTTAATAAATTAGGTCTTAAGGAAGAAAACGTTATGCAGGATCTTAATTACAAAGCAATAGGTGATAGCTGTGGTATACAGATTAAATATGCATCATACGAAACTAATAATTGGAATGGTATATTTTCATCAGACAGTGAGTATTTAGGACTTATTAATCTAGCTAGAGTAAAACAGATATCTGTATTAGATCAATTAGATCTTAACGAACATCTATCCAAAATAGAAAGAGACAAACTAGATGCAATAGAAAAAGAAATCAACAACTATAAAAAAGTACATGGTCTTATAGATTTTACAGACATGATACAAAAATTTTTAGATACAAAAGATGTGCCAGAGTTTGATGTTATATTTGTAGATGAAGCACAAGATTTATCACTGATACAATGGTCTATGATAAATAAAATAGAACAAGATACAAAGTGTGATGTGTGGGTAGCAGGTGATGATGATCAAGCTATATTTGGTTGGGCTGGTGCAGACGTAGATTCTTTTATTAATTATGATGCAACAGAAATACCACTAACAAAATCAGAAAGAGTGCCAAGTAGTATACAAAAAATTGCATTAGATGTCATTGATTTAATAAGAGATAATAGAATTGACAAAAAATATTTTCCAAAATCTGAATCTGGTGAAATTTATAAAAAATATAAACTGTCGGACATAGATATGTCTACGGGTGACTGGTTAATCTTAACTAGAACTAAATCATTATTGAAACCAATACCAACTTATTTAAAAAAGAAAGGTTTGTTTTTTAATACAGCACAAGGAAATAGTATTGGAAAAAGTTTATATGAAGATATACAATACTGGTCGCAATTACAAAAAAAGATTGCTCTTCCTGATATACAATTACAAAGAATTAAAGAAAGAATAAAAGGACCCATGAATCTATCACTAAAATGGTATGATGCATTTAACAATGTATCTGACAGTCAAATAAATTATATGAAGTTATTGTTACTTAACAATGAAGACCCAACAAAAGAAGCAAGAATAAAAGTATCTACAATACACGGAGCCAAAGGAGGTGAGGCAACAAATGTTGTTTTGTTTTTAAATCATACAACAAACACACTTAAAGGAGCAAAAAAATCTGTACAAAAACAAGATGAAGAATATCGAGTTTGGTATGTAGGTATTACAAGAACTATGAAAAATCTATATTTAATAAAATCACAAAATAAATCTAAGGAGTTTAAAATATGAGTGACGATCCATACTTAAAACAAATTTCAGGTACACATTATATGTACATGGAGATACAGCCAGCAGAGTTTATAAACAAGAATAAATTGCTTTTTGCAGAGGGTAATGCTATAAAATATATATGCAGACATGCTCAGAAAGGTGGAGTAGAAGACATAGATAAGGCAATACATTATCTAGAAATGATTAAGGAAAGAGATTACAGTGAGAAGTAAACCAATAATTAAAGAAGTTGAAATAGAAAAATATAAATTTAAATTAGAAATTTATCCTACTTTAGTTGAATGGGAAATATTTCCACACGATTATCATGCAGCTTTATATGCGTTTAGTAACAAAGATAAATTAAATAAAATAATAGAAAAAAAATATATTTATGAACCTAAAAAATAACATGGTGTTTAAAGCACAGACAGAATGGGTTAAACCTACAGAATTTCCTGACTTAAGATTTTGTGATGAGATTGCAATTGATTTAGAAACACATGATCCAGAATTAAAAACTATGGGCTCAGGTTCTGTGATTGGTAAAGGTAAGGTTGTAGGTATTGCAATTGCAACAGATGGTTACGCAGGGTACTTTCCGTTTGATCATGAGGGTGGTGGTAACCTTGAAAAAAGTAAAGTAATTCAATGGTTTACAGATATTTGTGCGTCTGACTCTACGAAAATATTTCACAATGCAATGTATGATATTTCATGGATAAGATCCATGGGTATAAAAGTTAACGGAAGAATTGTTGACACGATGATTGCAGCTTCACTCGTGAATGAAAATAGATTTAGATATGATCTTGGATCATTAGGTTGGGATTATTGTGGTCAAGGTAAAAACGAAACAGAATTAAATAATGCTGCAAAAGAATGGGGACTAGATCCTAAAGCAGATATGTGGAAGATGCCTGCAATGTATGTAGGTAACTATGCTGAACGTGATGCAGAATTAACTTTAGCACTTTGGAAAGTTATGCAAAAAGAAATTATAGATCAAGACCTTCAATCTATTTTTGATTTGGAAACAGATCTTTTTCCTTGTTTGGTAGATATGAGATTTCT